TTCTGCCAGTTTATATTTTAAATAGAGTTGCTTCTTTTCGCGTTGAATGCGTCGCAAAAACGCATAGTAAATAATTTGAGTGAAATATGAAAAAGGATTACTGGATTTTTTCATATCGAAGTTATCAACATACAACACACAATTTTCTACCGCATCCATAACCATTTCTTCGCGAAACGTGTACGAGTAGAAATTGGGCTTGCGTGATAGTCGATCTGCAATTTTCAAAAAACAAGCTCCAATATAATCAGGAAGAACAGGACGTTCTTGATGAAGACGTTTGGCACGGCGAACCGCTTTTTGATATTGAAGCAGTGCCTCAAGCAGAGCAGCATTTGAAATATAATGTTCACTCATAGTGCACGTCAATGAAACGTGGGAGAATCATCATCTTCATCCTCATCATCTTCATCTTGTCTTCGCACCTCATCCGCCCAATTTGACTTTGATGAATAGTAATTGTTCATCATATCTCGAAACGACGATTCAATATCCAACGAGCGACGTTCAAGATTGGACAGCTGATTGCGAAACGTACTATCCAAATTAATCAATCGCATATAATAATCATCACTGGTGCGATGATAATAATCAACAAATTCTTTTTTCGGTGTCATAACACACACCACTTGTGATTTAGAAATTACTGTTGTGTGTTCGTCAAGTAATTCGTCCAGTAACCACGGCACCACCATCAACCCCACATTATTTTTATTATTAAATCGACGAAAAATTACTTTAAAAGGATTGACTACCTGATACTCGGCTTCGGTTTCTGAGACCAATCCAATAATATCTTCACCTGTAGTGAGACGTAATATGGCGACAAGAGGTGTCATGTACTTAAATCAATATAGTATTGTTGATAAGAAAATTGTTCGTCATCATAAATCTTCAGTCGCTCCACATAGTGTTGAAGCAAATAATTCATTGACTTGCCAGTTCGTAGATCATCCGCGATATCAAACAACGTCATTAAATTTTTTTCATCAGTTCTTCGAAGACCGCGACCTATAGATTGAAGAACACGAATTCGTGATTTTGACGGCGAAGCAAATATAATATTGTGTAGATTAGGAATATTGACGCCAGTACTAAATGTGCCAGCTGATCCTAATACGATAGCATGTGATGCCTGATCAACACATTGTCGAATACGTTCACGTTCATCCGTTTCTACGCCTCCATGAACATACATTACATCGCGTTCAGGTGACAAATCACGAATAAGATTATATAAGATTTCCCCGTGCTTGTCAATAAATTGAAAAAGAATTAATGTATTGCCTGTTAACGATAATGCAAGATTAGCAACAAACCGATTGCGTTTGGTGTGTTGAACGACAAAATCCAATTCTTCTTGATAGGTTGAAGATTTTAATTGCTGACACGTGTTGGTATCATATTTAAGAATGAGGGCTTTGATATTGATATTTGCCAAAGCATCACGTTCCATCAAGTCTTTAGTTTTGGTTGCTTCATACACCGGTCCAAATGCACCCTCTAAGACCAACCGATTCGTCTTAGTACCATCTAAGGTGCCAGTAGTACCAATACGAAAGAGTGTTCGCGTCAATTTAGTCATAATACTTTGCAGCGATTTAGCCTTAAACAGATGACATTCATCTCCTAACACCGCATCAAATTGTTCAAAGTATGACGCGGGAAACTCATAGATGGATTGCCACGTGGTAATTGTTACAGGCTTCTGTGTCGTTTTTTCTTTACCTGCATACTGTTTGTGAACAAATTGATTCGCATCCCATCCATATAATTGAAAATCGGATGTTAATTGTTCGACGAGATTCGTTGTAGGAACAACGACGAGAATGCGGTGTAAATCACGAAAGAGAAAATACCGAACTAAACAATATAAAATGAGAGATTTACCTGATCCGGTGGGTGATACAATCAATTGACGACGATTGCGAACTGACTGAACAAGCGTATTGAATTGATAGTCGCGAAGTTGAATTTGTTCGGGAAGCGATAATGACTGCACAAAGGTATGTGCTTCTTGTTCAGACCAATTTTCAGTCAGAACCACTAACGTATCAAGATGATATGTATACTGGCGATCTTGACAAAATTTTATGACATATGACACTAGCCCGTGATAGAGAACGCGGGATCGTAAGTCAAACAACCGAATTTTTCCATCCCACAGTTTTCGGCGGAATTGTGGAGTGAATTGAAAATTAGGAACGTAGAATGAAAAATACTCGTACAGTTCTTGTGCGAGACTGTCATCACACTTAATTTTGATGTAGGCTTCGTTTTGTTTCGTAATCACAAGATCCATCACAAATACTCCGTAACCGTATTTAGTGAGGGGATCTTAGACGCCTTGAATAAAACGTTGCCAAGTGATGAAGTCTTTAATTTGATAGGTACGAGATTGTAATTCTTTAAGAATCGATTGACACACTTCCACAATTTCTTCATGCAAGCCTTTTTGTGTCATCAAAAGTTGTAAGTCTCTATCTGCTTCGAGGTAAGAGGGAACTTCAGATTTCAACGTGAACATAAATGGTTCCCATCCATACTTCTCTAGCGTTACTTTGTCTCCATTTAGTTTACCAGTATAATATTCCCATTTGAGTTTACGAATACGATAATACTTTTGTTCTACGGTTTTCATCGCCAAACGATGTTCAGAAAGAATGGTGAGATACTTACTATGTAAAGAACCAATACGAGCCAATTCACGATCTGGCTGTGTTTGATCAAACTTGACATCATTACCCCACATAGTTAGGAGTTCTTGAATCGTTTCAGGTGTAGTTACAGGAATTGTCGCCATAATGTCCTCTTATAAAGATATCAACTCACAACGTACATGTCACAAACACTTACGTCGCAATAACCGGTTCAGAAACTATACTAGATTATTTTTGATTTGTCAAATTTTTTCAAGATCGAAAAAGGAAAAACTGAAGGTAGCATCAGCTGTCATAATGGTTTCTGCACCTGTCACAGTGGACAAAGTGAACGGAGCAAGAGTCATGGGGAATGCGTCATGAAATTTGAAACGATAATTGCCGACATTATTGGAATTCATCACAACTAGTGTTGCATCTGAAAATTGTGGAGCCACTGAACTGGCAAATTTAGAAATGTTTTTTAAATTTTTATATTCTTCAAATTTGGTTGGAAACCCTATGGCGCGCATCCAATCATGAATTTCTCGCCAAGACGCCAAATCTTCGTCAACTAAAAATGTAATAGTCAAGGGATCATAAACGAGCTTCTCTCCAGGAACAGGATAATCTACAAATGGCGTATTTCGCGGTATGGCACTCAGATTCATTCCTGGAAGACTCACCGACTGACAAAAAAACTGCATGTTGGGCAGACGTAAAAACGACAGAATGAATTTATTCGGAACAAGAAAATTTATATTTGATGGTTGTAATTGACCCATAATATACTATTTATATAATCTGATATAAATGAAAAGGGGGACCCTTTCGAGTCCCCCTTCCCGAACAATCATCTGTAATTGCTTACAGAATATTGCTCACCTTCATTGCACGATAGTACATATTAGCCTTGGCGGTTAGCGCGCCCAGACCCTGTGTCGTGCCCTCAGCAAACGGATTGGCCACAAGACCATAGCGTGTCTTGAATCCAATCTTCGGCTGGAACGAACCTGTATCAATCGCACGAACCATCTGCAGTGGGACGTAGGGGCAATAGAAGATACCAGCGTCATAGGCATTGGTACCCTTATACCCAACCACCGCAAACTCTGAAGTGCTGGATGTTGGGAAGTATGGGTCAATGTAGACCTTGATACGACCAAACATGGTGCCAGCAAAGGTGTTGCCTGTATCATCAACATTCAGGCTCACCTGATCCTTCAGTGCGCTGTTGTAATCAAGCAGCCCTGCCATCGCGAAGGCACTGGCGACATCGGACGAGCAGATGACTACGTTGCCCTTGCCCCGACGAGTCTGCTTGGCGATTGTATTCGCTTCGCGCTCGATCTGGAAAGCAAGACCCTTGATTTTTTCAACCATCCACCGACCGTTTGAATCGGTATCCAGGTCGAATGTGCCCGTTGTCGTTGTGCCACTCTGGCAACCAACTTTGGCACCAACATAGATGTTCCGCAGCACTTCACGGTTGATTTCCGCAAGGATTTCAGCCGAGAGGATGTTAGAGAGTTCACTCTCTGCATCCAGACCATGTACTGCTTTCAGATCCTGAGCCAATTCCATCGTGTACTCAGCCTTGAGTGCGCGAGTCTTGGCGGTGACAGTGACTTTCTCGATGGAGAATGCCATTTCACCAAATGAACCACCAGCAGGAGATGAAGAAGTACCCAATGCTTCACCCGCTGATGTTGTCATACCAGTGCCTGTCGTCATGGATGTCGCGAACACGTTTGTGCTGCCCAGCGCAGTATTGGCTGCGAGAGCAATGTCAGCGTGTGTCCCTGTGCCACCGAAATCAGTATCCGCTTCATTGTAGAAGGCTTCTGCCGCACCGGCTGTCACGTTAGCTGTCGTATATGTGGACCGCATCGCGAAGATGAGCCCAGTTGGACCCGACATTGGCTGAACGCCGCACACATCGTAGGCAATGAGGTTCGGAAGCGAACGACGCACCAACGAAATGAGAATCGGATCAAACCCTGCCATTGGACCACCAGCAGCAGACCCACCTGTCAACCCACCACCAGTGGCGTTAGCAGGAGACGCTTCGCTGAGGATCTGCGATTCCTTGCGGATCGCTGTTTCCTGATTGTCCAGAATAACAGCAGTCACCGCACGGCGATACGGATCCTTAATTTTGGGGAGGTCTGGATGATCCAGAACCGCGCCCCACTTCTTCTCAAGATTCTCTGATAGAAACATGTGGTACTCCTTGGTTAAATTAAACTGTTTACGTTACTTCGGTAAAGTCTTCGAAATTGCCTGTACATACGCCTTCATCCGTGAATCAGTGATTTCGGGCTGTTCAGCAACTTCTGCCTGTTCAGACAACATTTCAGCCGAAGCTGTTTTTGTTGTCTTTGGGAAATAGTTATCACGGATGGTCTCAACCGTCTTCTGAAAATCACCGTCTGAGGTGTACTCGGCACTCTCTACGAGCGACCGAATTTTTTCAGTTTGTGTCTGTGTAAGACCTTCACAGACTGTATCGACAATGTCCTGTTTCTTGGATTCTTGAAGTGATTTCTTCATCTCAATGTTCCGTGCAACGGTTTCATTGAGTTGTGTTTCCAATGACTCTACTTTTTCAACCAGTTCATTTACCAATTCAATCTTCTCTTCTGGAACACTGATATAATGCTCGGCAAAGAGATTGCGGAGACCAGCGATAAACTCTTCTGTCAACTCTGACCGCAACCCATTCTCAATGGCGACCTGATTCTGTTCCATCCACTCTTCCACAGCATAATTGAGGAACCCATCGATCTTTTCCACCAACTGAGCTTCAAGCTGCTGAACGGCTTCAGTCAACTCTGCCGCATACTTGGCTTCTAGCTTCTCCTCAATCTTCTTGACTTTATGCTGAACCTTATCGTTTACACGAGTTTCATAAATCGTGGCGATTTTGGAACGGAAGTCTTCGGACAAATTCTTTTCAGAAGATAGAATGGCTTTTACGTCTTCCTTCATAGCCTCTTTCTCTTCCTTCTCTTCTTTCTCTTTCTTCTCGTCCTCGTCCTCGTCTTCCTCGTCTTCCTTCTTGTCCTCTTCGTTCACTTCCTTTTTCTTCTCATCCTTTTCCTCATCTTCATGCTCATCATCTTCATGCTCGTCATCGTCATGCTCGTCGTCATGCTCGTCGTCATGCTTGTTTTCTTTAACGACATCCACTTCGCCCTTAACCTTTTCCATTGGCATAGCTCCAACAGAGGCAGGTTTACCTGGCGCAGTAGCTTTCTTGACATTCTTCGCTGACCCGTCACCCTCGCGACGAGCAGGATCAGTAGGTGTCACCCCACCCAAATCCTCTACTTCGCCGTCTGGCTTTTGCATAGGGGCACCAGGCGCAGCGGCTTTGCTACGACTTAAAATATCTGCGGCAGCTTCCATTAAATTTTTCGACATATGAATCTCCTCTGTTGGTATTACTATTTATAATTTATAAGTTTTTCAAAAACGACTCAAATAGCTCTGCGGCGACTCGTTCTACGTCTTTTCGTGATGCCTTTCTGATTGTTTTCTGAACATGCTCAATCTGTTGTTCCATGAACTTACCATCAATATAGATCCATTCACGTGCCTCCATAATGCCCGACACCCAAGCATCAGGGGCTGAGGGATCTGCAACAATATCTACCGTGGACAATTTGAAATCTTCCTGTACTTGATTGATCCCGTCAATCGTCTGTAAAGACCCGATTCCACGTGACGAGACGCCCAGCTTGATACCCTCATTGATAAAACTCTTCGTAATTTCGCCATTAGGAGTCGGCAGAATTTTCGCTTTTCCGTAGATATTATTCCCATCAAAATGTAACTCTGTGATGAGATGAGAAACTTTATCCAGATTGATGGTAGGAGTGTCTGGATGCCCCAGTTCACCCAAAGACCGCTTTTCACTGATTAACTGCTGATAGCGTGTCAATTCATTCTCTAGAATCGGTTTGGGGTAAACTCGCCCATTGCGGTTTTTTGCTTCCGCTTGCATAAAGACGCCCTTGATGTAATAATTCTTATTGCCTGTATCAGACTTTTCCACCAAGACTTCTGTATCAGAACCTGAATAAAACTCTTTGAGTAGTTTCATGGATAACCTTTAGTGGTTGTAGGCGACAGGAACAGCTTTAACATTCGTTCCTGCATCAACCTGTACTGTTTCCGTTCGATCTTTTTCTAAAAGCATTTCAGAAGCTGCTAGAATGGTCACATTGCCAGTTGTGGTGCCGGCACCATTCGCAATCGTAATAACATGTTGGGTGCTGGCATGAGTATTAACCAATCGCAATAAGGTAGCACCACTAACAGTGGTGTTTGCCGATGAACTTAGTGTGACTTCGTTGGATAATATTTTCAGTCTCATTAGTGGATACCCATTGCCTTTCTTTTCCGCAAACTAATTCTTCGTTTTCGTAGCGATTGCTGTAATTTTGAACGACGCTTAATTGCTGCCCTACGTGCTTTTAACCGCATTCGTATTCGCGCTGCTGCTGGAATTCGCGTCAGTTTCCCTCGTTTCAGTGTAAATCCTTTAATCGCAGATCGTCTAATATTGCGCTGTAATTTACCTCTTCGAATGCGCCGACGAATAAGATTAATTCGTCCGCGACGTAACACATCACCTTCCGTCAATAGTTCTGTTGTTTCGTGCGATTCCCCCAGTGTATCTCCGATCATCATTTTCATCTGCACACAACGAATATCACGAATCGTATTTAATCGCTCTACAATCGTTGCACGAGCGTCTTGAAATCGCTCTGTCATAATTTGTGCAATCAATTGATTCATTTTATTTGGGCGACTCCGTATCTTGAAAAGGAACCG